GTCTTTGTTGAAGTCGGTGTAGTCTTGGGATAACCACCAGTGGTCGCACCAGCTGTTCCCTTTGTCCGCAGCTGCCCATTCAGCAATGTCAGCAGGCCGCTGGGAGGGGACCATCCCTGCGACGTTCATGTTCTTTTCGAGGCCATAGCTGGCATAAGCTGCATACCACGCTGAAAGGTCATCTTGAGCATAGAGGGCCCGCTGTTTAGCACCAGGTTCATGCTTGGTGCTAGTGCGGGCTATCATCAACGGTCTACCGGCCAACCATGATTGCACATCCTCCTTGGGCAGTGCCTCCCAGACGGCCTGCTTGTTGGGTCGTGGCTTGGAGTCCACATACCATGGCATTCTCCCCTCGACTTGTCCTAGTAGGTTGCGCTTACGGAGACTGCTGCTCCCGCCTGGCAGGTTCAATGCCCGCTCCTGCCACCATGTCTCTAGAGTGGGGCCTGCTGGTGCGGAGCCCACAACTTCAACCGCGATGCGCTTGAGTGCAGTCCACATCATCTGCAGATAGTGACGCCTCCCATTTGGGCCCCTGCGCATAGAATATGTGCCTGTAGCCCTAGAAGCGTCCTGGGCCCAGTCTGCGTCATCCAGCGAGCGTGCCATGGGGTTTGCGATTTTGCGCATGTACAGGGCTTGTGCGATGGGGTCTACTGCACCTTGCACAACCCCAGACAGCCGCACTTGATCAAGGAACCCCTTGATCGCAGGCCGCATGAGTGACAGCGGCCACACATGCCACTGTGATTCCAAAAACCAGCTTCGGATGTGCTCGGGGCAGAACAGTAGGTAGAGCCCCCACGAAGCCACCCCTACCTCAGCTTCACCCAGTTGGGCCACAAGCAAGTCTCCCAGCCATTGTAGGCCTTCACTGTCAGCCGAGTAGCGATGCAGCAAGTATTTCACCCCAATGCGCTGGCGGTCAAGAGTCCCTGGGGGCGGCGGTTCATAATGTCCCCAGTCTATGGAGCCCACGATCTTGGGGTTGTTGAGCGGGCCATGGTAGATAGGGCGGGCGGCTGCTACGGGGTCGGTGTGGGCGAATGGCAGCATGGACAGGAGTGCAGAGCGGCAGCATGGTAGTGCATGGCCGAGAGCTGAAGTCACTCGCTGAACTGTACAGTTGGGGCGCGAGCAGATCCTGCCGTGGTGGGCGCACCTCCAATCACCGGGGCGGAGCCTGCAGTGGTTGGAGCCGGGCCGGTGCCACTCGTTGTCGCTTCCGAATGGCTGGCAGATACAAAATCCGGCTCTGCTGAGTCGTGGGTGCCTGCTGCATGTATCACCTCTTGCGCAGCATCCTCCGCAGCAGTGTGTATCTCGTGGGCTAATGCAGCAGGTTTGATGTCTTCTATGACCGCCATGCTGTCCAGCTGATCAAGGATGCCTACATGGGCGCGGCCAGCATATACAAGAAGGCGGCCCCAGGTCCATCCTTTGTCTCGCAGCTGTGAGAGGATCTCCTTCCTGCGTGGATCACGCTCCAGCGCAGCGGCAGCTTCCTCAGCAGTGGCCATTGGGAAATCCCGTATGGCGTTGGCAAGCTCTGCCAGTGAGGTGGCAATCTCAGCCAGACGGTCAGCTTGGGCAGTTGGGAATGCTTTGCCAGCTGCAGCTTCGACCACCGCTGTGAGATTGTCGACAAATGGAGCCCTGCGATCTTCTGCAATTAGTTGCAGTGCATCTTCAACGAAGCGGTTCCCGTAAAGGGCACCTGCAGCAGTCCTGAGCTTTTCTGCAGACTGTGAGCTGTCAGTGGTGGTCAGGGCCTGCTCCAGCAATTCAAGTGGAGTGCCTTCGAACATGCCAATATCATCCCGCAGCTTGTCAATGAGGCCTGAATGTTTCGCACGTGTCCGTGCGGCCTCTTGCCTTGCCTGGAGCTGCTCCTGCGGCTCAGCTATTGGTTCGACCACCTGCGGTGGGAGGTCCTGGGCTGTGATGTGAGGCTCGGAGCGCTGTGGGCCCCAGATGGACACCCACTCGATCTCCCACTGGGTGCCTTCAGAGTAGGCCCTCGCATCTCGCACCGTGATTGCTGTCTCGAGGCTAGGAAGCCGCACTACAAAGCGGAGCTCCGCTTCAAGTGACAGGGTGTCCTCACAGAACTGGTTGTCGAGAGTGCGGCCTCTGTAGCCTTGTCTGAGGGTCATGGGGGTTGTGCGGCAGGAGTTTTCAGTCGGGTTCCACTCCTCAATGCCCACTTGAGCATCAGCCTGGAGACTTGCCCAATAGAGCAGTGGTCCAGAAGCCCCACTCCCAAGGAGTTGGGGTTTGAACCAACGCCTGATTGGTGGGCGAGTCCCTGGCTGTGGGGGCTTCTGGACACCATAGAAGGAGCAGGATGCGGGTATCTGTGTGCAGTATGGGAGGAGCTCTTCCCACTGCACACCGTGCTGGTGCAGTAGGACATCTGCAACCTGTCTGTATCCAGAGATGCGCATGAGTCCGAGTGTGTTCAGCACCTTCGGATAGGGGGCTGGGCAGCAGCTCATAGCATGCTGGGTTGCTGCAAGGGCTAACCCTTTGTGTATGGCGCGCCTTGGTGGAGAGAGGCGGTGGAGTAGGCCAGATGCAACGCTGCCATGGAGCTGCCTGCGTGCCGCCGCCACAACAGCGAGTCCGTTTTCAGATGCGCATTTGACATATGAAGCCTCCCATGCGCCCCACATAATCGCACCCCCAACAAGCAGCAAATCTGGTGATGGCCAGTCAATGGCACTGAGGCCATTGAGAGGGCCTTCAGTGTCGGGAAAATGACAAGCAAGTGGGCCAAGTACCAGTGCCTGCGTCATGAACATGGGCATGCACATAGACACGGCCCGAGCGCCCCCCAGCAGCCCACGCTGGCATATGGGTGCGAGATCTTGCCCCGCTGGGCGGAACATGAGCACCGAGGCGGCCTGGAGGGCCTCACCCATCTGCTGTGCCACCCCCCACGATGTGCTGATGTGGTTCATCAGCTGTCTGAACCCAAAGCTGGAGAGTGCAACCTCGGTGTTGCCTTGTATCTGCGCGCTTCTCACCAGGATGGTTGTGGCTCCCAGTGAAGGCAGTTGCCCTAGGATGGTCACGTCTTCGGGTATGCCACTCACATTCTGAGGATCCAGCACTGCAAGTGCAGCTGCTAGGAGCTCGCGTGATTCGGGTTCTTCAACATCCAAGTCCAACCAGACGAAGTTGGTGCCCTGGGCAGCTGCGGCAAGGGATCTGCGCCAGCCACCGAAGCTGGAGAATTCGCGTACAGATGCTGGGTCGGGGGTGAGCTGCCACTGCTCGTGCCCATACTTCTTCTCGGATACATGGGCAAGGAGGTAGAGTATGGCCAGGCGGAAGAGGAAGCGTTCGGGTGCAATGCCGCGGCTGGTGAGGGAGCCAATATTCCTGCGTAGGCGGCTGTCAACCACGACACGGGTGCGCTCTCCCAGTTCTGTGGAGAGTGCAGAGACTGCATTAGTGAATGCTTTGTCAGCCCCAACAGCATTCAAACCGCTGTACTGCGGTGTGAGTAACCAGTTGAGGCTGCTTGCATCAGCGGGATGGATCCACTGTATGCGGGTGGGTTCCCAGTCGAGGGTCCACACTCGACCGAGTGTCTCCTTGCTTAGGAGTTTGCCACGCTGGGTGGCGCAGAGCTCAAAGCGCATGTCAAGCTGATCACCTAGAATTCTGGTGTTCGCCTCAGATAGCGCTTTGTGCAGTGGAGATTCTGGCTCCACATCCCCGTAGTTCACTATATTTTTTGGCTGAGAAAGTAGTTGGGTCACCTCCGATATCCCACCTGGGTGGGACGACTCGGGAAAGACCGGAAGGGTTCTCAAGTAAGCTGCTGTGTGGAAATTCATGC